ATATAATTATGGGAATGATGGATGGTGGAGTTAACTTTAGAGATGTATGTCATAAGTGTGACTGTAATAAAAGTGGTGGTACTATGAAGCGACATATGAACGATAGGAATATAAAGATTTGTAATGACTGCTTAAACAAATTAGATGATGAGAATGGTAGAGAAGAATTTAATAAGTATGTAACTACAAAAGAATTAAAACAAGGATTATTTAAATGAAAAAATATTTAATTATAATTTTAAGTTTCTTTTTACTAACTGGATGTAGTGAGTTTGCTTTACTATCTAGTGGTTCAAGTCTAGCATTAAGTAATAATACTTATGCTAAAGCTTATAGTGGGTTAGACTTTTCAACTACATTAGTAACAAAGAAAGATATTAAAACTCATGCATATGAGTATCTAGTAAAAGCTAAAGATTTAAAGTCTTTAGTAAAGAAGACTATCATGCATGACTTTGATGAACCTATGCCTGAAGTTGTAACTATATCTTCAGTAGAACAATGGGAAATATTTGAACCTGATGCAAGTATTCTATTAGCCAGTACTAAAAAAGAAAGACCTGTGTTAGTAACAGATGTGTTTCAGATTTGTTATCTATCCTTTTTCTTAGCAGTATCTATGGTTATATTTATATTTGTTTTAGTATCTTTATTTATATATCTATTCCATTGTATAAGACAACCAATCAAAGTAATAAAGAAAAGAAAATATAAAAGGAAAAAAAGAAAATAATATATGAGTACAAAAGAATTAGTTGTATCATTAAAACAACAGATAGCAGACTTAACTAAAGAAAAAAAAGATGCAGTTAAATTATGTGACGAAAAAGATTCTAAGATTAAATTAATTCTAATTAAATTAGAACAATGTAATAGTGAAGTACATTCTATGGGTAAAAAAATTCAAGAGTTAGAAGTTGAGATGGCGAAAAAGTCAAGGATTAAGCGGATAATTAACGAAAAGATAGATGAAGTATTGGAGAAGAAAGAAGAAATAAAAGATGAACTAAGTGTTGACAACGATGATTAAAAAGTATATAACAAACTAATATTAAACTATAACAAAAGGACATATTAATATGGCAATAGTAACAGGAACTGCTTATTGGGCATCTCTAGATAGAGCCAATGAAAAGTTTGAACCAATGTGGAGAATAGATTTAGCAGTAGATGATAAGACTGCTGAAGAATTTAGAAACAATGGACACACACTAGCAGAAACAAAACACAACGATGAAGTAATCCCTAACATTCTTAGATTTAAAAGAAAAGTTAGTAAGAACAATGGGGATAAGAATACCAAACCTAATCTTATAGATGACCAAAAAAATCCACTAAATAAAATAGTGGGTAATGGAAGTAAAGTCAGAGTAATGTATAAAGCATATGACTGGAATTTCAAAGGTAAAAAAGGTAAAGGCATGGACTTACAGGCAGTACAAGTACTTGACCATGTAGAGTACATACCTAAAGAAGATTTCCCTGACGTAGAGGGAGCAAGTAAATCTTCTAATGGTGTTGACATCAAGGAAGATTTTTAGTATATTAACTCAGTCGGTAAAATGACTGTTCATTTTCTACTCCTTAAGGAGAGTCGACTTGTAGTTAGGTTGGCTCTCCTTTTTTATTAGAATGAATTATAAATAATTATGAGGGCGACAATGGAAGAAAATAAAAATGGATTTGTTAAGTATCACTTACCCTGTCCGCTATGTGAAAGTACTGATGCAGTATCTGTAAATGCAGACAACTCTGCTTATTGTTTTTCTTGTCAAAAATATATAAAGGAATACAATATGGAAACACAACCAGCAACAAATGGTAATCACGAATACGAAGTTAAAAACTTTACTAAAGAATCAGACTATGCAGAAATTGTAGATAGAAATATTTCTGAACAAACTTGTAAAAAGTTTGGAGTGACTGTTAAGATGGATGATGTAGGTAATATTATTAATCATTACTATCCTTACCATGATACTCAAGGAGCAAAGATTGCAACGAAGACTAGGTATACAAAATTAAAAGAGTTTAATATTGTAGGTAATACAAAGAACTCAGGACTGTTTGGTCAACATCTTTTTTCTAAAAATAAATTTGTAATCATAACAGAGGGAGAGATAGATTGTTTATCAGCATATCAAATGATGTTGAAAGGAACATACCACACACCAGTTGTGAGTATTAAGAATGGTATTGCTTCAGCAGTTAAAGATATTAAAGCAAGTTTAGAATGGTTAGAACAATTTGAAAATGTTATAATTAATTTTGACAATGATAAGCATGGTATTGAGGGTGCTATGAAAGTTGCAGAGTTATTTTCTCCAGGAAAATGTAGAGTGATGCATCTACCTGAAGGATTTAAAGATGCGTCTGATTGTTTAATTAAAAATAAAATACAAATATATACTAAAACTTTTTGGGATGCTAAGAAATTTGCACCTGATGGAATTATAAATGCATCTACTTTATTAGATGATGTACTTAAACCAGTTACAAAATCATTTGTTCAATATCCTTTTGAAGGATTAAACAAAATAACTTATGGCTTAAGACCATCAGAGTTAGTGACGTTTACTGCAGGTAGTGGTTTAGGTAAGACACAAGTAATGAGAGAAGTTATTCATCACATTATAAAATCAACTGAAGATAAGATTGGTTTATTAATGTTAGAAGAAACACCAGTCATAACTGCAAAAGGATTGATGAGTGTTGAAGCAAATCAAAGATTACATTTACCTGATGTTCATGTAAGTAAAGAAGAAATGACAACTTACTTTGATGCAACAGTTGGTACTGGTAGAGTTTATATGTTTGACCATTTTGGTTCTAACTCTATTGATAATATAGTTTCAAGAGTTAGGTTCTTAGCTAAAGGTTTAGATTGTAAATATATAATCATCGACCACATTAGTATTATAGTTTCAGACCAATCTCATGGAGATGAACGAAGAGCATTAGATGAGATTATGACTAGACTTAGAACACTTGTACAAGAGACAGGAGTATCTATGATAGTTGTATCACACTTAAGAAGACCTGATGGTAAAGGACATGAAGAGGGTGCGGCAACAAGCTTATCTCAACTAAGAGGTTCGGCTTCTATAGGTCAGCTAAGTGACATCGTTATAGGGCTTGAGAGAGACGCACAGCACGATGATGTAGAAATACGACATACTACTAGGATAAGAGTATTAAAGAATAGATTCTCAGGTATTACTGGTCCATGTTGTGATTTAAAATATGATAGAGAAACAGGTAGATTATCTGAGGTAAAGTCTGATGACTTTTAATAAGGTAGTTTTTGATATTGAAACTACTATGACTGCTGATAAGATATGGTGTATTGTTTGTAAACATAATGATACCTACTATCAATTCAGAGAAGATAAGTTAAATAGATTTGAAGAGTTTATAAAACAAACTGATGAAGTAATAGGTCATAATATAATTGGGTTTGACATACCAGTTATAAATAAATTATTTGGTTATGATTTATTTAAACATTGTAAGATAACTGATACCTTAATTTTATCAAGACTATTATCTCCTGTAATGGAGGGTGGACATTCATTAAAAAATTGGGGAACAAAGTTAGGACAAAACAAAATAGACTTTGAACAGTTTGATTTTTTTAGTGAAGAGATGTTAACCTACTGTCGTAATGATGTAGACTTAACTCAGAAGTTATATAAATTTTTAATTAAAAGAACAGCAGACTTTGGAGATTCTATTGAATTGGAACATGAGGTTGCTAAGATTATACAGAAGCAACATGAACGTGGTTTTAAAATAGATATAGTAGAAGCCAATATGTTACAAGCAAAGTTTCAAGAAGATATGAATAACTTACAAAGTAAAGTTAGAGAAACATTTCCTCCATTAAAAATAGAAACAGAATTTATTCCTAAGTCTAATAATAAAACAAGAGGATATGTAAAGGGAGTTCCTTTTATTAAAGTTAAATATAAAGAATTTAATCTAGGTTCACGTCAACAAATAGCTGAGAGATTAGTATTGCTGGGGTGGAAACCTAAAAAGAAAACAGAGAAAGGACATACTATAGTTGATGAAAAAGTTTTATCACAAATTAAAAATATTCCTGAAGCTGATTTGATTAAAAAGTTTCTCACACTTCAGAAAAGAATTGCTCAAGTTAATTCTTGGATTGAAGCGACAAGAGAAGATGGAAGAGTACATGGCAAAGTAATTACCAATGGTACTATTACTGGGAGGATGAGTCATCAGTCGCCCAATATGGCTCAAGTTCCTGCTGTGTATTCTCCCTATGGTAAAGAATGCAGAGCATTATGGGTGGTTAATAATAAATATAAATTAGTAGGTGTTGATGCTTCAGGACTTGAGTTGAGAATGTTAGCACACTACATGAATGATAAGGATTATATACATGAAATCGTTAATGGAGATATACACACTACAAATCAAATTGCTGCTGGTTTGGAATCGAGAGATGAGAGCAAAACTTTCATATATGCATTCATCTATGGAGCAGGTTCCAAAAAAATCGGAAGCATCATTGGAGGTAATGAAAGAGATGGAGATAGAGTTAAAGAAAAATTTCTTAGAGCAACGCCAAGTCTTAGACGCTTACGAGAAAAGGTGGATGGAGTTTCTAAAAAGAGATGGATTAGAGGACTCGACCAAAGAAGAATCATAATTAGGCATCCTCATGCCGCTTTAAATACCTTATTACAGGGTGCTGGAAGTTGTGTTATGAAAAAAGCGTTGACACTACTCCATAAAAATGTTATAAGAAAACAAATAAAAGCATTTCCAGTTGTAAATGTACATGATGAATTTCAATACGAGGTTGAAGAAAGTAGAGCCGAAGAGTTTGGAAAGTTAGCAGTACAATCAATTATAGATGCAGGTAAACAATTAAATATAAGGTGTCCTTTAGATGGAAAATATAAAGTCGGAAGTAACTGGGCAGAAACACATTAGTACATTAGCTAAAGATATTAAATCTTTAATAGCTAATATCTCTGATGGAAAACCTGCTAAAATAACAGAAGAAAATATGGATAAGTTCCTTAAGAATATTAAGGAATCTTTTAAGGCATGGAAT